GAAACGTTTTACCCGAGTCAACACAGCTTGCCATGGAAAGTGGCGACGACTCGGATGAACTTTGGGGTCCCTCATGATGTCGATCACCCCATTGAGAAGAGGCCGTGCGTACCACGGCCCGGCCATTAGTGGCAGCGCCACGCTAACGTAGTGTGGAAGGAACCCATCGTTTAACCGATGCGGCAAAGGTCTAAGGGTGAGTGCGACAACGGCATTGCACCCTCTAGTGACGTGGCCGGGGACGAGAGCCCCGGTCGACCCGTTGAGCTGTCTTCGGGGATAGTAGGTGCCACACACAGACTCGGTATTCAACACAGGATAGGAAACTTGTCATTATGCTCTCTCAGCAGGCCGTTGGCCATTAGCGAGACTTGCAATGGACTAAGGAAATCCATTTTACTGTGGGGCCCGGGTGGTGGTGGGTGGCATTGAATGTGCGTCGTGGTTCGGTCAAGCAGGGAGTACGTATTGCTGGGAGTAACGCCCCACTGCGGAAAGCAGGAGACCGTGGTTCACCACGACGATCGCGCGAGCAGCTGGACTGCTTGCGTAGCACTAGAAATCACGCACAATAAATTTGTTGAAGTGACACGTGAAATAATATAAAAAGGCCCACGTCTGTGGGACATTCAAAATTCTCGCCGTAAACAATAGAAATCAGACACGAACCAACCACAATATGGGATCAATACAGAACGATGATGGAGGTGGGTGGGTGGTCAATGTGCGTAGGGGACCGTGGAGCGCTCGTGCGGTGCCAATGGGCTGGGATGACGACCCAGGTGAACCACCGGCATATCCGTTCGTGCCAGTCCCGCTGCCTGAAGAGGTGCAGCTGGTCAGTTACGCGCGCACGTATGAAGACGTGCGTGGCCCTGACCAGGCTTATACACCTGCCGAGGACGTGTTGGACGACGGGCCAATCAGCCTGTTTCATGAGGAAATGAAGGGAGCTGACGACCGTGTCATAGTCGTTAGCACACGCAACAGGAGAGCGCATGCCAGGTATCGTGAGCGCGCCAAGCGTAAGCTGGCACTCAGCATCGTGCCAAGATGCCCAGCTGGTTGGACGGACTTGCCATGGTGGAAGGACGGCCAGCCTTTGGAGCCGGACCTGAGCGGTCAGGGCGGTGAGGCTGAGTTGGTCGTAGGCGAGGGGCAGCCGATCACCATAGCGCGAGTGCGCACGCTGCGTGATGCTGAGCTGCGTGAGGAAGCGGAGAAGGAGAGACCATGCGACCGAGAGTTCAGGGAGCTTACCGAAGAGTTTGAGCGGCGATTCGGGCATGAGCCAGCCTCTCAGCCCGTGACTTTGGAGTCACTGACCGTGAGTGACCCACAAATGTGCAATGTTGTCAATCCGATGAACAGAACCATTGAGGCGCGTTGGGAGTCATACTTCGTCCCGGACTTGGAGCGGATCGGGGTGAGCGCTGGGAGGATCGACGACCTTGGTATGGTCTATAATTGGTTCTCAGCAACGGTGGAAAAGGACAAGATGAAAGTCGTGCGTGTTCCAGCGGGCCTGGTGGATGCTTTAGGAGAGTTCTGGTGTTACAAGCAGAGGGATGACTTGAATGCCAACTTCCTGATATCACTCGACAAATTGACCAACATCATGCGACCGCTCGTCATCAGTGAAGAGGACTCACGCCTGGCCAAGACGTACGTGCCGTTGATAGCGTTCAACAAGTTTCTGACGGAAGGCGATCACATGGCACGATTGGTCAGGGGCCGGTACATCACTGCAGCTGCGTGGAAGTACATGATGCTCACGGGAGGTGCAGCACTGGCGGCGGTGCCGACGGTCAGCGCGATGGTTTTTGCTGGGGCGACTGCAGCGGGCTTCGTCGTGGGCGGAGCCGCTGCCGTCGCACTGGCAGCTGCCGCGGCGGCCATCTCGATCAAGATGAGGGGCCGTCCGGCGGCTTATTCACGCGTGCTGGCCAGTGCCAATTCGCTGTCACGGAAGCCCGATAAGCTGAACGACACGGCCGAAGTGAAGATGTCGGATGCGGGCGACAAGCCGATGGATAGAGTCCGCCAAGACGCAGCGATCGTGGTCGGGGTGGCCAGCTCAACGTACACGCCCACTGTGTTCGCTGACAATGTCGACAATCAACTCAAGGCGCTTGAGAAGCGCGTTTTGGCTGCGCCACCCGACCACGACCTGGGCACGGTCAAGGACTTTCTGGCTTGGGAGAAGAGGGTGCGTCACAAGGTCTTGGGCAAGGCCGTACGCATTGACAGCATGCCGTTTGACCAATGGTTGGCTAGGATGAACGCCTCAGTGCCCGTCAAACGGAGGCTGATGAAGGCCAAGTGTGCGCTGCGTGAGCGCGGGGTTGACGAAGACTCACTTTTGGATCCAGACGAGTTGTACCGCGCAACCAGCAGGGAGTCCTTTTGTAAGTTCGAGCTGTTGCTGAAAGGCACCAGGTTGAAGGAGAGCGATTCGGCGCCCAGGTTGATACAGGGCGCGCACCCGGAGATGACGGTTACCGTGGGCCCATGGGTCGCGGCTTTCCAGGGCCGAATGCGCAAAGTGCTCAATGGAACTAGCGGCTTGATGTTCACGAGTGGCAAGACTGTACGTGAGGTTGGGGCGTTCATAGGAGCTCGCATTGAGGCAGGCTGGAAGCCCTTTGACGATGACGTAGGAGCATTCGACCTCAGCATCATTAAGCCGTATTGCCAGCTTGAGAACGAGTGGGCGGATTTCTTTCATGCGCCAAGGCTCACGCGCCAGGTTCTGCGCGCGAATGTTGACACGCACGGCTGGACAAGCTTAGGCTGGAAATACCGGGTTCAAGCCACCCGCAAATCAGGCGACTCGGGTACGTCCGTCTTCAATTCATTGTTGAATCTGTTGTTCCACCTGTACATCTTCTGTAAGGAGCGTGGATTGGACAGCAACATTGAAGAAGCCATGCGGCAGTTGCACATGGCGGCTCAAGGCGATGACGACGTAGGAGCTCACACTGGCCCCACCATCGATTGGGCTAGCTGGATGTCACGGCTTGGGTTTAAAGCCACACCACACTACCCCGAGCATCACGCCAACTTGGAGTTCTGCAGCCACTATCTTACTCGCGATTCGATCGGTTGGACCTTCAAGCCTAAGGTGGGCAGAATATTGGCAAAGATGGGCGTGTCGCTGCGAGCAACGGATGCCAACGCCCTAGCCATTCTGCGTGGGAATGCCCTGAGCATACAGGCCACGGCGGCCAGCTGCCCACCCTTACGAGCCTGGGTGGATTGGGCCCTCAACGCCACTGCGAGCTCGGACGCCATTCGGCCGCATGATGAACCGTGGAAGATGAGGGCAGATGAAGAGGGCGAGGCAACCCCGGAGACCTGGGCCGACCTGGACGAACGTTATGGGTACACGCGCTCAATGCACGTCAAATTCGTTGAGGAATTGGCAACGTGCGTCCCTGGCGCCATGGTCGAGCTGCCGATATATGATCACTTGTGTGGTCGGGACACCGACGGCGAGCCAAGGGATATACACTCGTGGTTCGGTCTGCCAGTACCTGACCACAAGATTGGTGACGAAGTGGTGCCGGACACAGTGCAGTACAGCGTCAAGCTGCCGAATGGTGAGACCGTGTTGGTGGACGTGCCTGGGTTCGACGCTAGCACTGTGGGCTTCATCGTCAAGCGGGCCTTCAGGCTGGCGGGACACGGTGATGGGCCCAATTCATCGGAATGGGTCGTCAAAGTGGCCGGTCGGGAAGTCAAGGCGTCGTTCTTGCCGCTTGGTTTGGATATTGAAGTGAGGATGCGCGCACGCGGTGGGGTCATCATTTCATCTAGCGTGTTGTCGAGCGCATTGGCGCGGCTACCCAAAGTTATCGCCGCTGCCCTACAGGACGTCCCAGCGAGCATCGTGGGATCCGCAATTGAAGGGGCCGTGACGTACGCGTGGGACGATTGGGCGATGGTTGACGACGAGAAGACGGCCGGTGATTGCTTTCCGGAAGCTGTGGTGAATCTCTGTGGTGAGAAGAAGATGTGCGTAGTATCATCAGGCGAGACGTATGCCACGGTGCTCGCCAAATCACACAAGGTTCCACCATCGGTTCTGTTGAAGCTGATCGCGGTGTTTGAGGGTAAGGTGGTGGCTTGGTCGGACAAGTGTGCGGGAAGCTTTGAGGTGAGAGCCAAGGGGGTTGGTGGGGCTGATGTGACCAAAAGCGAACGCAAGATAGCCAAGGCCATCCGCGAAAGCGGAGCACTTCCATCGAGTATGGGGTATTTGTGGGCCGTGTTGGATGGCATGCATGATCATGAGTTTCCGATGGAGGGGGTGCCAGACATGATGATTGCAGGTTCCGTACGACAGTGCGTCCGCCAAACCATTACCATTGCGTGCCCCACACCACTTGCGGGGGCCAACTGGGATTGTAATGTCGTGTCTTTCCCCGATTCGCTGCCAGCCATACAGTCTGTTTGGTTGGCGAGCCAGGTCGTGGTAGGTGGGCTCAACGTGAATACGAACTCATACACCCTCAGTCCATCTGGCAGTCAAGCCATAGCAGGTGGTGTCACGGCCTACTGCACCGCTTCGGGGGCAGCACAGGCGCTATCTAGCGCCACGCAATTCATCCCAACTGTTCAGGCGACCAAATCAACAACGAGCAACAGGTGGCTAGCGAACGTCCCAGGCTCGTGGAGAGAGTATGGTAGAGCGATTGAAATCACGAACAGCACGGCGCCCCTGTACCAGCAGGGTGAGTGCATAGTTTGGAGGCAGCCCATGCCTAGTGTTTTTGAGAGCACCGCTGTCTCCGGTTGGGACCCAACCTCGACGGGTTCACAAGGTGGCACGGCGTCCGTTGTTCGTGCACCGGCGCCACCGGAAAGCGCCGCTGAAGCCATGCAACTATTGGGGTCACGCCAGTGGCACTCTAAGGAGGGCGCGTATCTGATGAACATGCCCAATGGGGATGCGAACCCGTTGATCAACGGGCAGTACATGTACGCACTCTACTATAACACCTCGAACAACGACCAAGGAGTCTTTGGCCCGAACTGGACAAACCAGACAGTGATTGGAACGGTTACGGCGCCATCGTTCAGCCCATCTGCGTACCAACCATTCAACATGGGCGGTGCGTATTTTGTGGGCCTCAGCCCGCAAACCACGCTGACGATAGCGATAAGGTCTTACGTCGAGATTTTCCCCAGTCAAGTTGGGAATACGCTGACAAGTCTAGCCACGCCCTCGGCACCGTACGATGCAGTAGTTAAGAGACTGATCGCGGAATGCATGAAGACCATGCCACCGGGTGTCATGCTTTGCGAGAATGGCTTTGGGGACTGGATTAGTGACGTGGCAGGCAAGATTGCCAGCTTCGTCTCGCCAGTTGCCCGCGTTGTGGGCCAGGTAGCTAGCTTCATACCGCATCCTGCAGCACAGGCGGTGGCCCGTGGGGCAGCCGTCGCTCAGGGCATGGCTGAAAGCTTCATGGCACCGTCCTCTGCTGAGCTGCGCGGGGACGGAGTTAAGCAGGCGATACAGCGCGAGAAGCGAATGATCAAGTCTGAGGCTAGGGTTCGCGACACGAGTGTCGCGCAGGCTGAGGCCAATCGCCGGGTTGCTGAGCGCAACGCGGCGACTCTTGAGAAGCTCAAGTCTAGGTCTGCGGCTCGCGTAGCCGGCTTGAAGAAGAGGAAGTAAACGGCTGACAACTGTGCCAACAGTATAACGAGAGCTTGTGACTACTAACTGTGCCAACAGTATAACGAGTGCCTCGTGACTACAGTTTGCCCACGCACCCGAAAAAGAGTGGGAGCCGAGAATCAC